GTCAGGATCAAGATGAATATGGGTAATATCGAATCTCCGGCCGAAGAAGTATGCCAAATTATCAGCATGCTTGACGTCCTCTCCGGCGAGATCATAAATAATACATGGGTATTGCAGTCGAATCGACTCTGGCGGCTGGAAATAGGTATTGTCGTTTCCTAACAGCTCTCGAAGCTTGGCGTCTAACACCAGCCGTCGTTCCTCGAAACTGTTATGCTGGTCGTTCGCCATTGTAAACTTCCCCAATCGTTAAAGTAAGGCGGGGAAACTCCACCTCGACCCTGGAGACCGTAAATGGAGTTCCCATCCACCAAACGTAGATAATATTTTGGAAATGATCGAGAGCAAACGGGTCGGAAACGATGCTGATCTGATTTTCTATGGTAATATCAGCATTGACCTTGTTATCGGGGCCAAGTCTACGGCTTAACCGCTGTATATCGCCGTAGTAAGGACGCTCCGTAATGGTCGGCATCTGTACTCCCGGCCGTACTTCCGTAGTAATTCGATACCCGACATTTCCGTAGAATTTCATTATTAACTGAGTACCTTCTTTGTGGTGTTGGGATTATGCCAAGCCGGAATCGTTGGAATCTTTTTCGAAGAAGTTTGCGGTCACCACCGCGAGAGCACGATCAAACACAGTCAACCGGGGTGCTTTGAAACGCTCATCCCCTTTTATAAAAGCCATGGGATTAGTAATCATATTGTAGGCATCCAAATTAACTCTAATTAGCCCCTTAAGGAACAACTCCTCCCAATCGTAATCATCGTCATAGGCCTGCTGAGTCCCTTCGGCGTCATAGAACAAACCAGTAGTGACGCCGCCAGTTGCCTGAATGCCATACAGTACAACGCTCTTCAGATACTTCTCTTCTGAGTCTGCGTAATATTTAGTCATAATTACTCACCCTCCGTTTCAGAAGCATTCGTAGAATCGAAGAAAGCAGCAGCCATATGGCCATCGGGCATCACAAGCCCTATTCCGCTCGGGTCGTAGTCGACATTTACAATTCCTACTGGATAATAAATTGTCCCGCCATTTGACCCATACTTAATAATCCCGATCTTTACTTTTAAAAACATATTTAAAAGGTCGTCAGGGCGCACAGGGTTGGTACAATCTTTGTCATAATATAAACTCGTAATCTGAGTTATCCCATCGGCATCAATCTGCGTCTTTGAATACAGAATTACAGAGCGAAGGAACTTTTCTTCGGAATCGGCATAGAACTTATTACTCTGAAGATTAAATGGCACATTGCCTTCCGGAAATACTGTCCCGCCTCCCGTAGCAGGTGAATAAAACCTTCTTCCAATGTTATCAAACATCATAATTTACCTCCTATTTTGAATTTTATCAATTAGGAGGCTATTAGCCCTGAGCGGAATCGTCGCCCTCATCGCCGGAATCGCCAGAGCTCTGCGCCACAGAGAAGACCAGAGCGGAGTAAGGCTTGACCAGAGCTCCGGAGCAACGGGTCTCGATCAGATACTTCTGCTGGTTATAGTCGATGTCGAAGTCGTCGAACATGCTGACAGCACCGCCCTTGTCGGCACCAACGTTGTAGTCATTCAGGTTCACAATCACGCCCAGATACTGAGTGCCCTCCATCACGGGGACAGTCACAATCTCACGGACACGCAGAACAGTGGCCAGAGCCTGAGCGGAAGGATACATGAAGTGGCCCATATTGTCTTCCAGCAGCAGCATTTCGGTCAGCATATCCTCGGTGGTGAACAGGACAGGATTGCCGGAGCCCTTGTACTGCTTGCGGGAACGGATGGCGCTGCGAATAAAGTTCTTAGCATCAGTGCTGGTCAGCACAACCTTCACGGCGTACAGGTCGTCATCAGAGACGATAGGACGGATGTGATCCTCGGAGATCTTATCCTCGTCGGCAGAAGCACGGCCGTCGCCGATCAGGATGGCACGGGCGATTTCCTCATTCAGCATCATCCGCATCTCGGCACGCAGCCATGCCACGACGTCGAAATCGGTGATATCGATCACGTCATCGCGATCCAGCTTCTGCTTCTTGTAGATGGTCTGGGGAGAGGTAGTACGCTTCAGCAGGGTGAAGACCTCATTCTTCTTCAGCTTGCCCTTGATGTAACCCTTCGCACGGGCCTCATCCTCAGTGATGTTGGCGAACATGGACTTGATGCGGGAGAACGGAGTGTGGTGCACACCATTCATGACCTTGGCAACCCAGTCCTGGTCGCGCTTGATCCACTCAGGAGGATTGTTCAGAGTGCGGGCCTCAGGGAACAGGTAGTCAATATCAGCAATACCATAGGTCTGCTCGGTGCCATCAGCATTCTCAGCATGCTGCAGAACCAGGTCGCCGCTCTCCATGTGCTGCAGAACAGCTTCCTTCAGGGAACCAAGGCGCTTGCCGTCAGCAAAGATCTGCTGCATGACCTCTGGGGTCACCTTACCGGTAGCGGACTGGGTATCCTTATCAAAAACATTGTACTTCATATCGTTACCTCCAATATCATCGTGCTTGGCCTCATCATTCTCATTCTTGCCAGCATTCTCAAGGGCTTTACCAATCATAAAATAAACGACGTTCTTCTGCTCGTCAGTCATGCTGTCGAACACGTCCTGAACAGTCTTCTCTTCGGCCATATCTTTCTTCTCCTTTTCTTTTGGCTCTTCCTTATTCTCTCCATCTTCATGAGCCAGGCTCAGGCCATACTCTTCATTGAAAATAACGGCCTCATCCTGGAACTCCTCATAAGTGCCGTCGCTATGCGCAATAACCGGGAAATCGATATACGCTCCAGGGTTTGCGCCGGCCAGAACCAGACTAACCTCACGAATAGCACCGTGTAAAACATTTCCACCCTTCTGCTGCAGGTGATTGGCATAAATGGAAAGTGCCGTCACATCGCCATGCTCAACAAGGGCCTTAGCCTGCTGTCCTGCTTCGGTGTCATTGAAAGAGCCATAGGCATAGACACCGTCTTCACGATTCTCAAGCAGCGCATGGCCGAGCACGTTGCCCGGATCGTCATGCTGATGCTGCCATACCAGCGGGACAGTCTGACCGTCATTATCCTTAAATGCATCCTTCATGATCGTACGACCATCGGCGCACTTCAGATTGTTTCTAGTGGCCCAGCCACTGAAATCAAACTTTGCTCCCATTTTGAATTACTCCTTAATACGTTTCCGGCAAACTGTGAATGAATTCATCAAGATACGCAATTCGGCTATCTGACTGCTTGTTTCTCTCGATTACACCATCTACAGATTGCTGGCTGTTTACAATGTTATTGATTTGATCATCTATGAATGTCTCAGAATGTTTAAGAGCGGCGCGTTTCTTCTCCAGCTCTTTCCTCTTTGCCCGGTTCCTTGCCCATTTACTAGTCTGCTCTTTCTTGACCGGAGTGAATGTAGAGGGCTCTCTCGGTTCGGAAGTTCTCGCGACCGGCTTTTCCTCTTCAACTGATGTTTTGGCGGAAGATGCTTTCTTAACGGCGGTCTTTTGCTGCTTCTGCTTTGTAAACTCGCCGCGGATAGACTCCAGCTCATCCTCATACTTCTTGTCATACGTCTCGATCATTTCTTCGCTGTATGCTTTGAACTTGTCGAGAAGTTCTTTACGCTTATTGATCGTGTCGTTTACAAGTTCCTGAATTTTGGACTTGAGCTCGTTTTTCTTTTCAGGATTATTTTTCACAGAACCGCTGTCAAGTTCGATTCTCAGCTTTGCAAGCTCAAATTGGACGCGGGCAGAATGGGCCTTAATTTCAGAGTTGGTTTTCTCTTTCTCCGCGGCAACCATCTTTTTACGTTCCTCGGTCAATGTCTTCTTGACATACTGAGCCGCCTCTCGCCCCTCTTCAGTTAATCCGGCAGTAGAATTTCGCCCTTTAAGTTGCTTATGCGCCTCATAGTATTCATGAGCCTTTTTAGGGTCATAATACTTGCTGGCGTAGTGATACAGCTCACTCACTGGCGTCCACCTCCTCGCTGAATTCCTGAAGCGATGCTAACAGGTCGTCAAGCTCTCCAAACTGAGCTGTGTAATCAGACTCGGAATTAGACTCCACGTCCGTAGTAGAAGAACCGCCGCCGGAAGAATCTTCTTTAGCCTGATTGATGTTCTTGTTACGGAGCTCATCTGCCGCAGGATCATCAGCCGGCTTCATACCGACGATTGCTCTGACCTCATTAGAGGACAGGATCTCATTTCGAGTGAACTTGTCGGCAATATCAGCAATGTTGTTAATCGGAACAAGACGGAATGGGTCTCTGAAGAACATTAAAGACTGCCCTTGAGTTCGAGCAGTCTTTGTGAGGAATTTCCGAGACATTTCATTTGTGAAAGCGGACAGGATTGGCTCAATAATATGGTTAATATAATTAAGCTGCTCCTGTTCATTGGCGGAACCGTTCAGAATATTTTCTGTAATGCCCAACTGGCCATAAAGCATGTTGGTAAGATACTCGATCTGCTTCATGAGATTATTCTCAAGCGGTCGATTAAGCTGAGTGATTTTCTCTGTTCCGTCAGT